CAGCCGCCGGCCGGCGGCGCCGCGACCGCCGGCCGGTTCGAGATTGTCGTTGGCGGTAGGGGAATTATTGTTGGCTGCGGCCGCCTGGATTCCGGCGCCGACCATGGCGCCGTCCATCGCCCGTGACAGGGGCGCGGCGATCGGGGAGGAGCCGGCATTCTTGACGCCCTCGCCAAGGGTGGTGACAACGGCGCGGCCGGAGTCCGTGAGGTTGGACATGGGGCCGATTTTCGCGTCGGAAAACGGCAGATATTGCCGCACGTCGTTGAGGGCCCCGCGCACCGCGTCCGCCAGGGAGGAGGCTGCGCTCTTGATGCCCTCGACGATCATGCCGACCAGCCGCACACCGGCGTTCACCCATTCGATTGACAGGAAGGCGTCGAGCATCTGCCCGGCGAGGCCGAGCATCACCTGTCCGAGCATCGCGCCGGCAGTGCGTAGGCCCTCGCCGATCCGGCCCGGCAGGGCCTGAACGGCCGCGTCGGCGCGGTTCGTCCAATCGACGAATGCGGTCGCTGCGGACGTCAATGCCGTATCGACCGTGTCCGGCAGATCGACCAGCCAGACCACGGCCTCGCCAACCATCCGACCGAGATTGCCGCCGAATTGCAGGAAGGCGCTTTCGGCCCCCTCGATCGGCGCCACCAGGGCGGCAAGCCTGTCCCACAGAACGCCGATCTTGTCCGTTACCGGCTGCAGGATCGGCAGAACCGGCTCTATCGCCCGCATGAAGGAACTGGCGAAGGCGTCGAAGGCGATGGTGACATTGTGCCAGTTGTTGTAGACCCATGCCCCGGCGATGGCGAGGCCGGCCACCACGGCGCCGACCGGTGTCGCCAGCATGGCGACGCGCAGCGCGACGAAGGCGCCGCGCACCAGGGCCAGCGGATTGAGCAGCGTCAGCAGGATACGGCCGGCGCCGAGCAACGCCCTTGAGCCGGCCAGCACGCCGCCGGCAAGGAAGGTCCAGGCGTAGCCGACGCCGATGGTGGCGATCTTGAAGCCGATCAACCCGACCCCGACGGTTGCCAGGGTGCCGACCAGCTTGTCGTTGCGTTCGATCCATTCTCCCGCCTGGGTCAGGACAGGCCCGACCTTCGCCAGAAGCCGATTCAGCGCCGGCAGAACCGTCGCACCAATGATGATGCCGACTTCGCGGATGCGGTTGTTGAAGACAACGAGTTGGTTTTTTGTCGTCTTGGTGCGGACCTCGAATTCTTTTTGTACGCTGCCGAGGTAATTTTCCTCCTTACTCACCAAAGCGAGGTGCTGTCTGTATTTGTCCATCCCGCCGACCAGACGGGCGATGTCATCGCCGTACTCCGCGCCGAACATTTCTCCGAGAACGTTGGCGCGCTGGGTGTCCGACAATTCGGTCAGGGTGCCAAGGAATTCGGTCAGGGTGCCTTGAGCGTCGCGGCCGATTGCCTTTTGCATGCCCTTGGCCGACCAGCCGAGTTTCTTCAGCGCCGCCTGAAACTTCGCCGTTTGGATCGGCGCCGACTGCAGCCTGGTCAGCAGTGCATTGGTGCCGGTTGCGGCGATTTCCTCGGTCGCACCGAGGTCGATCATGGCTGTTCCGAGCGCGGCCAATTCCTGCGGTTTGAGGCCGAATTGCTTGCCGGTGCCGGAGGTGCGTTTCATGAAGCCGGCGATCTCGGCCGCCTTGGCGGTGCTGGAGTCGTCGAGCTTGTTGATGGCGTCACCCAGCTTGGCCGTCTGATCCATGGTCAGGCCGAGGACATTGGAAATCTTGCCCATCGCCTCACCGGCCGCGTCGGGGGCCATTTCCCAGGCGGCGGACATCTTGGCGACCATTTCGGTGTATTGGGCAAGCTTATCCTCGGCGATGCCCATGCGCCCGCCTGAGGCGGCGATCTGCAAGAGCCCCTCATGCGTCAGAGGGATGTCGCGGGCCATGGACTTGATCTGGTTTTCCATGGCTTTGAGCCCGGCAACCGGATCCTTGAAATCGACCACCTTGTTGACGTCGGCCATCGCGGACTCGAATTCGATGGCGGGATTGAGCAGGCCGTACAGGCTGGCGCCGAGGGCGACAGCGTCACCGATCTGGGCGCGATAGGCGGCGCGTTGCCCCTGGATACCCCGACCAAGCCGATCGAGGCGCCGCTGAGCGGCATCGAGGCTCGCGCCGATTCTCGCGCCGATATTGACGACGACCGAAAACACCGAAGCCATCGCGCCCCCTATTTCGCCCTTTTGTGGTGCGCGGTCGCCGCCTCAAGCCAGTCAAGAAGCTCCTCAATATCGAGGTCGAGGAGCTCCGCCAGCCCCCATCCAGTCAGGTCCGCAAGAGCGATTACGGCTCGTCGGATGTCCTGGAGGGGGAGGGACGAAAACCCGTGTAGGCGTCCTCGAGCTTGGCGAAATCGGCGACGTCCATGTCGAGGACGGAGTTGGGCGGGATTTCGCACAGGGAGGCGAACAGGTGCGCGGCCCTCTCGCCGGGGCTGCCGCTGCGCTTCTGATAGGCGATCTCGTCGCGGGCGGTGGCGCGGCGCATGCGCAGCGCGCTGACCTCGACACCGTCGATAGTGACGGGGTAGGTGAGGGCGATATCAACGTGACGGCTCATGGTCTTTCCCTTGCTGTTGCGTTACAGGCCGATGGCGGCGCGGATAGCGGCGATCTGGTCGACACCGCCAACCTTGCGAATCTTGTTTTCGATGTCGATTTCGATGATCTCGCTACCGCTCATATCGAGGCGGTAGTACCGCGCGGCGACGGCGAGCGACAGCGTCGCCCGGTCGCCGGATTTCCACGCCCCCCAATCCAGTTCCTTGATTGAGCCGCGCAAATTGACGACGACCGGGACCACTGCCAGGCCGTCGGCCTGCAGCGCACCGCGGGCGGTCAGCTGGACCGCCGAACCGTCGGCAAGGCCCCACAGCTTGAGAACCTCCGGCTCGTATTCGGCCAGCACGATCTTGGCCTCGAGTTTCTCGGTGCCCATGTCGATTTCGACCGCACCGTCCATGCCGCCGCCGCGATATTCCTCGGTCTTGACGGTGAGCTTGGGTAATTCCAGCTCCTCGACCTTGCCGGCGTAGCCGCGACCGTCGATGAACAGATTGAAATCCTTGAGGGTGCGCGGAATTGCCATCGCCCCGGTTCCTTATTTGAAGATTTCGGTGATGTACTTGTTGACCAGATGCTGACGAAACGACACGCGCTCAGCCGGATAAGGCGGCGTGAAATCGTAGTCGAGATACACCCGGCCGGAGGCGATGCTGGCCGGCGTGTTGAGCTCAGGGTCGATCCAGACGTCGCCGCCGAGGATGGCGCCGCGGGCCTTGAGCGAGCGCAGATACTGGCGCACGCCCTCGGACACGTCCTCGACATAGGTCTTGGTGATGCAGCGATCGACCGCCCACAGATGGGCGCGCAGGATGGACTCGGCGATCATATCGGCGGTGCGGCGCACGCACAGGAAGGCGTATTTGGGATCCATGGCGGTGGTGCGGTTGCCCCACAGCCGGAAGCCGTCCTCGCGGATGACGGTGGCGACCTCGCGCTCGTTCAGCAAATTGGCGCGGCTGCTCGGGTCGCCGAGGCTGAAGTTGATCGAGCGCTCGGTGCCGACGATGCCGAATACCTCGTTGTTGGACGGCGACCACCAGAAACCGCGCTGATCGTCGATACGGGCGATGATGCCGGCGACGCGCGGGCTCATCCAGTCGGGCGCGAAATTGCCGGTCAGCGGGTCGAGGATCAGGCAACGCGGGTCGATGACGTAGATGCGATCCGAGCCCCAATCGCTACGATAGGCGATGGCGGCGGCGTCGGTGGTGCTCGGCCCATCGGCGATGATGACGGCGCGCAGGCGGTTGGCGATACCGAGCAGCTCGGCGACGATGGCGTTGCGCACCTCGCCGGTACTGGCATTGGCCGTCGCGCCGGTGCCGTCGCCGGCAATGGTGACGGTGGCGGCGGTGTAACCCTCGCCGGGATTGGTGACGGTGATGCTGGTGACGACGCCGCCGACAACCGTCGCCGTGGCGATCGCGCCCTCGCCATCGCCGTTGATCGTCACTGCCGGCGCCGTCGTGTAGCCCGTTCCGCCGGCCGTGATGGCGATGCCGGTGACGCCGCCGGAAATGCGCTCATGGGTGAAGCCGGGGGCAATCAGGACGCGCGGGGTGAAGCCGAGCTTGCTCTCGGCTGCCACCAGAGCATGAACCCCGGTGTAGGCGCCGGTGTTGGCGTCGATGCCGCCGAGGACGTTGAGCCGCGTCGCCTTGGCGTCCGCGCCTTCCTCGACGCGAATGACCACCACGACCGCGCCGGCCTGGTCGAAGATGGCGTCGATGGCCTTCGCCAGGGTGCCGGAAGTGCCGAGGCCGGCGGCGTCCGAGCGCCGGCCGGCGATCAGCACCGGGACATTGAGGGGAAACTTGGCGGCATCCGCGTCGGGCGCCGTGCCGACGACGCCGATGACAGAGGAACGAACGGTGCGGATCGGGCGGAGGCCATCCTCAACCTCGATGACCTCGACGCCATGCAGGAAATTTTCGGTCATAGGGAGCCGACTCCGGTCCATGGAACCGGCTCACCCTCCATCTTGTCGGCAAGGGGCGCGAGTGGCCTCGGGTTGCCCGAAAGCGGGTCCGGGCAGCCCTAATCCGGCGGCGATCCGGCGAGGATGCGCTCGGCGCGGGCCGCGCGGGCCTCGGGTGTGTCGCCGTCGAGCAGGCTTTCGCAGTAGCGAACGCCGTCGATCGTGTCGGGGTGGGCGAGGCGCACGGTCTCGCGGCGAGAGTTCGTCAGGCGGCCGTAGAACACCGACACGACCTCGTCGGTCGATTTCTTGATGCGGGCTTCTTCGCGCACCGTGAATAGTGCCAGGAAGTCGAGCACCGACAGTTCGGTCGGGGATGCTGTTTCCAGGGTGAAGTCGGACAATCGGCCGGCAATAAACCGCCCGCCGTCCAACTGTACGCTGTCCTGATGCTCGACCAGCGTGGTGTAGTCGTGGCGGTTGCCCGCCGCGTCGATGAGTGTCGGCATGACCTAAAGCCCCTTGAGATGGATCACGCCATTGTTGACGCTGCCGGCATTGCCGGCTGGATTGTTTGCGGAATGGTCGAAATTCTGCCCGGCCGTCCGCCAGTTGAGGCACGTATAGGTGCCTTGGGTGTTGACGGCAAGCTGCCCGCCCGCCGCGACATCCGCCGCCGCGACCCCAAGCAGCACCGTCGGCTTGGCCTTGACGAAAGCGGCGGCATTGGCCGGGGTGGCGGTGACAAAGGAATTGCTGCTGCCGCCGGTGCCGCCGGTATCGCAGAACAGCAACCCATAGCCGTAGCGGCGGATATGGGCGTCAGCGAGCACGTTGGCGATCGTATAGACGGACCCCTGGTCGAGGCTCAGGCCGTAGGTGGCCACCACCGTCTGTGTGGCACTGCTGCCCACCACATGGATGCCCGTCTCGACCGGGTCCGGGAGCATGCGCAGCATCTTGGTCGGGACCGGGCTGATGCCGAGGCCGCAAGTCGCTACGGCCAGAGCCCCGGTAGTGACGATGTAAAAGATGATTGCATCCGCCGCGCCGCCAGCGCCGGCGGTCGCCACGCCATACACGGTGTCGTTGAGTGTCAGTAAAGAAATCGCTTCGTCGCTGGCGCCGCCGCCGAAGCTGTAGATGCTCGCGCCATGCACCGCAAACGTGCCGGCGAGGTTGACGAAGGTATAACGCAGCCCATACGATCCTGCGGCCGGGTAGACGCACACCGTGCCGGTGCTCAGCCGGGCAATAGCGAACCGCGGGAATTGGCACCCCGAGATCAACGCCTTAGGGAAGCCGGCGACCGCAGCACCGGCGGACGAGGTGCACAGGATGGACCACGCCTGCGTGCCGCTGGTGTTGTCGCCGCCGATCAGCACGAACCCGCCGGCCGTGTCCGATACGAGGCGCAGATAACCGCCGCTGCTGCCGTTGTTAGCGATGCCGGTCAGCGCGGTCGCGGCCTTGACCGTGACGCCGGCGTCGGTGATGACGCCATAATAGCCGGTGCCGAGGTTTGAGCTTGCCGCCCACATGATCGCGCCGGTCGACGACACGGCATATTTCACGTCGGCAAGGCCACCCATCCCCGACTGCAAGGTCACCGGACCGCTACGCAGACTGCCGTCGGCATTCACGGCCACGTAGTAGGCTTCGGTGGTGTTATAGCCAATATAGCCATAGCCGCCGGCCGAGATCGCCGCCGGCCGGTAATTGATGAGGCCCTGACAGGCCGGCGTGTCATGGGTCAACTGGTCGCCGTTGACCTCGTCCGAGATCGCCAAGTCCGTGGAAGTCGACGCGATGATATCCGTGACCGCGCCGGCCGCCGAAATGAACGAGATGCCGCTGGAATGAACGAGAATGAAGCCGCCGTTGCTGGTCGGCTGAATGTGTCGCTGCGACGCTCCGGCGCTGACGCCGCTGGTGATGATCTGCATGGTCGGGCCGATGATCAGCCAGACTCCGCTGGCGCTGGCCGACAGGTAACCAAGGGCGATGTTGCCGTTGGACAGGACGGCCGCAATCAGCGCGCCGATGCTGCTGGTCTGCGTCGCCAGCTGATTTTTGGCCAGCAGCGCACCCTTCGCGCTGTATTTGTAGGCTATCAGCTTGCGATTGTTCGCCGCATCCCGCGAAGCGACGAACAGGACAGTTGCGCCGTCGGCCAGAGTGACCGCGGTCGAGCCGGCGAAGGTCGAAGTGGCATGGTCGGCCGCCGTGTAATACACGGTTGCCGGACCAGCGGTCAGGGCGGCGGCGGCCGAAAACATGCCGTTCAGGTTGTTGATCGACCCGGTTTTCCAGTCGACAAAGACCGGATCGCCCGCGGCGAAGGCATCGCTGGCGGTCACGGTCACCTGAGTTGCGCCCGATACCGAGGCGCCAGAGGTGGCGGCGCCATCCCCGGAAATATACCGTCCCATCAGACATCATCCTTTTCCAGGCCGCGCACCGACACGGTGACGGTGGCCTTGTCCGCCCAGGCATAGACGATTTCGTTTTCGCTCATGACCACACTGCTGCGCTCCAGCACGCTGCCCGAGGATAGTGCCGCGCCGTATTCGAGCCAGTCGGAATCACCAGGCGCGGCCGAGGCGACGGCGAGACGCACCGCGGTGGCATCGGGACCACGGTTGACGATATTGATGTTGACGGTGCGGACCTTGGCGGCCGGCACCGCCGCGGTGACGGCCGTCACGGTCTCCGCGGCGAGTGCCGCCGTGCCGAATTTCCCGTTCATCTACTGCCCCATAAAGAAAAGATCATGGAAGGCGGCAGCCATGACGCTTTTGACGTCCGCCGGGGTGACTGCGGTAGTCGCGTCTCCCGTCTTAAACTGCTCTGGCGTTGCCAACGCAACCAGGCCGCGTCGCTCAGACGTCGCGGTCAGTTTCGCCAATTCCGGCGGTGTGACGGCCTTCTTGTCCCCCTGACCAGCCAGCACTTCGGCTTCCGTCGCCAGGCGGAGAAAGCCCCGGGTGGTTACGGTCGCGTCCGGGTGCGGGTGGTCGCCGATGCGGGTCTCGACATAGGCCTGAGAAGCGAGTGCCACGCTGCCGTCCAGCTTGAGAGTCACCGTAGCGGCAGCGGCAAGCTGAATAATGACGCGGATGACCATGTCGCGCCCGGCACCTTCCTCCAGCGCCGGCTTATAGGTGTCTGGCAGGCTCGCGACAGCGACCACATCACCGTCGGGGTCGATCAGCGCCGCCTCGCGGACCCAGAATGGCCCGATCGCCATGGGCACGACGAGTTCCGCGACCAGCCAGTCGGTATTGACCGCATCACGGTACAGGCCACTCAGCTGCGCCCGGTACACCTCGTGCGTCAGGTCCACCATGGTGTCCGTCGGCACGATCGCACTGCCGCCGCCGTCGCCGAGTGCCATCGCCGAAATCGCGAAGGGCTGAGACAAGACGATGGCGTTGTTCTGCTTCGCTCGCCCGGCCCGCGTCAACAGGGCATGGAATTGCGCCATTCTTCAAGCCTCCAGCAGCGGGTATACGGTCACCCGGTCGAGCAGGACCGGGGCCAGGGCGGAGCGACTCGATGCAGCCGCCTCCACAACGCCACCGGCATAGGGAAACACCGTGACGACATCGCCGGAAAGCATGGCCAGGGCGGAATGCCTGTCGCCGCGGACCACACCAACGCCGCGCAGGCCGACCATTTCCGACCTGATATTTTTGGCAGAGTGCACCAGCCGCTCGACCTGATCGAAAACAGCCTGGTCAATGCCACGATCACCGACTTCGACTTCGGCGCGAAACGTGTAGGGCGGGCCGGGTGGCGCGTCCTGCCACCACTCGATGAGCTTGACCGGCCGGTCGACCGCGGCGAGGGCCGCTTCTACGGCCGCGCGGGTGCCCTTATGCTTGTGGATAAAGTAGCTGGCGCGGATGGCCGCGCGCCGCTGCGCCTCTGTCCAGCCCGCATCCCATTCATCGACCGAGAGCGCCCAGGCCAACCACGGCAGCGCCGCCGCCGGGCATGTATCGGGGTTCCAGAGGTCGCCGATCACAACCGGAATGTCGGAAAGGCGCGCGATCACCTGCTCGACGTCATATTCGATCTGCGTGGAGTTGGGCGGGAGAAGGCTTTGCGCCATCAGGTGCCGACTCCGCCGCCGACCACCGTCACGCCGGTGCAATAGGCCGCCTCGACGTCGGAACAGATGATGTCGGCGACCGGTGCGGCGAGGCTGACGCGGTGTACCCCGGGCCGGTGCAGCGCGGCATAGAGAGCCGAGAGCGGGACGTCCTTGCCCAGCCCGCGAAGCTCGGACACGGTCGCGCGGACCGTATCTTCCGCCGCCTGCCGGACGATCTCGGGGTCGGGCCCTGGGTAAGCCGTCACGATGGCGGAGACCGCATAGGCGGTGATCGCTGGCGCCTTCACCGTCACCAGATCGGTCAGCGGGCGGATGTGGTCCGCGTTCAGGGCGGCATCGACCGCCGCCAAGAGCTCGGGCGAGGGGGCGCCATCACCATCGCGCGCCAGGATGTAGACGTCGACATGGCCGGGTGCTGGCATGACGGCAATCGCGTCGCCGACGCCTGCGTCGGCCCCCAGCGCGTGAAAAACATACGATCCCGCACTCCCCGCCGTGGTGATGCCCTCCAAAGCCAGTTGCGTGCGGCGGCGAAGGTCGGTGTCGATCTCGTAACGCGGCGGAACGGGCGGGATGGCGTTCGCGTTGCCGGGGTCGAGCATCAGCCGGGATACGGCAAACAGCGCCGCCAGATGGTCGAGGTTGGAGCCCGTCGCGGTCGCCAGCAGCACCGCCCGCGCTGCGTCGTTGATGCGGGCGCGGAGCAACAGTTCCCGCGCGGCGACGTCTTCGAGCAACTTGATGATCAGGTCGCTTTCGACCAGCGCCGAATAGGCCGGGTCGAGTGCCACAAGGTCGCGGACGAGGGTGGCGAAAATGGTTTCGTAATCGAGCGGCTCGATGACGGTGGGTGCCGGCAGCTTGGCGAGGTCGATGGCGGTGTAAGGCATGTCTACCCCACCACCAGGCCGTCAAGGCGAATCGCGCGGCCGTCCGGCCGGTATTCCCCCTCGATGGACAATTCGACGCGGCCAGGGGCGGCAGTGGAGAGCCGAATGCGCGACAGCTTGAGGCGGGGCTCCCAGCGGTGCAATGCCTTGGCGGCGGCGGCATAAATATCGACAATGGTTGCCGCGTTGACCGGCCGGTCAATCAGGCGGGGGATGTCCGACCCATAGTCGCGACGATGCACCCGGGTTCCGATGGGCGTCGACAGAATGTCGTGCACGGATTGGCGCAAATGCTGCACCCCATCCATCGCCCGCCCATCCGATCTGTTTGCCCCGCGCATGCGCAAAAACCCCGCTGGTCTACGGTGCGACAGTAGACCGGCAGGGCGTAAGACGCGGGCGAGATCGGGTATCCTGTTCAGCCTCCGGCGAACACGTTTCCCGACCCGGTCATCACCGCCGAGCCGCAGGCGACGGGGTCGCCGATACGGCCCAACTGGCGACCGTTGACGTAGACGGTCGAGGAGCCGGCCGCCAAAACCGAGGCGTGGCACTCCGGGATGCTCGGGCAGCAATGAGTCGCCCAGCCGTCGCCCTGGCGGTGCGCGGCGATGCCGTTGACGAACACATTGGGTGACGCCTCGACCGATGGACGTGACGGCCAACAGCCGTGGCCGGTGCACAGATCGCCGAGGCGAGTGACGGGGGGAGTCGTCATGCTCAATCGTCCGGGTTGAGGTCGATCCTGGCGCCCTTGATGGTGATGTTGCCCTCGGCCTCGATCAGGACGTCGCCAGGGATTTTCACCGTCAGCTTGTGCGCTTCCTTGTCGTAGGTGAACTCGGCGCCGTCCTCGAATTTCACCGTGCGCACGGTGGCGCGGTCGGCCGGCGCCGGGGAGTCCGAGGAGAAGGTCGCGGGCATGACCGCGCCGCCGCCGAGCTCGCCGCCGGGCGAGAGGACCATGACGGTTTCCCCAACTTCGGGCGCCCACCAGTCGACATCCTTGCCGGCCCGGCTGGTCATCCACGGCAGCCAATCGGTCACGAGATGGCCGGTCGGGTCGCTGGCGTCGCCGACCAGGACGCGGATACGCGCGGCGCCATAGTCGGCCTCGTGCACCTTGCCGTAGCGCAGCATATTGGCGATCCGACGCATGGTGTCGGTCGCCTCCTGCGAGGCGACTCCGCCGGTGCGGGTGTTGGAGGATGGCAGGCTGAACATCAGCGCACCCGATCGTAGTCGTCGGCATGAGCGGCGCCGACATAGGGCGCGGTGCCGATATAGATTTCGGCGGGCGGCGCGCATTCCGGCTGAATCACCCGCCACGGCGCGCGATAGATGACGGTGAACAGCATGCGGACGGCGCCGATCGGCACCGGACGCTTGAGGCGCTCATTTCCTTCGGTCACCTCGGCAACGTCGATGTCGGTTTTCGTCAGCCGGATCGTCGCGGTCTCCAGGCCCGGCACTTCCAGCCATTCGAGCGCGGCTTCGACCTGTCGAGCAAAGGCGTCGAGCACGTCGTCGACGTCCTCGCGCGCCAGAACGACGCACTCGACGGACAGCGCCAGGGCCCGCTTATTGGTGCCATCCCTGCCGCTGTCGGGATAGCTCTTCAGGTCGACGTCCTCTTCCCGGGCGTACACCAGGGCAACGGGCATCTCCTTGCTGTCGATCGGCCCCATGCGGGACGGATAGACGCGCTCGCCGGCCATCGTCCAGCGCTCACCCGGAGCCCCATCGGTGGGCGGAACGCGCCAGCCGGACAGGCGTTCGGCGACGGTGCGGCGAATCAGGGCTCGGGGGTGCTCGGACATGCTCACACCAGATAAAGCGGCAGGATGGTCAAGCCATCGCCGTCGTCAAGACGATCGCTCACGACGTAGCGTTCACCGTGAACCTCGACAGCGTCGCCTCGCACCATCTCGCCCGCATCTGTCGTACACAGCATGATCTGAGGCACCGGGACCGTCACCGCCGCCTCTCCGGCCTCGGCATGGGTGGTCGGGGTGCTGAACTGGGCAAAGACGCGGCGCTGGGCAGGGGTGCCGGGAAGAAGGAGCACCTCCTCCCCGGCGTTCCGAGGAGAAAACAGCGCGCGACGATTTCTCTCCGACAGCGGCGCCATGCCTTACATCTCCGCGACGCGGCGCACGGCCTCATCCCGCTCGACTGCCGTCGGGCGGTAGCCGAGGATGTCAGCCAGGGCCGACAAGCCGGGCAGGCCGCTCTTGCTGAAGTGCTCCGGGTTCTTCGGGTCGAGGAGGGCGATGGCGTCGACGATTGCTGACATGCGATCGCTGTCAGCGCCTTCGGTGGTGGGGGTGAGTACCGGCGGCGCGGCGTCCTCGTCGAGAACGCCGCCGGTGGCAGGGAGGGCTTCCGCTCCACCCTCTCCGATGCCGGAGGCCTCGCCGTCGCCCGCGCCGGGGGCGGCGGAGTCCGGCGCGATGGGAGGGGTGGGCGCCCGCTGCGGCGCCCACTTGGCAAAACCACGCCGCACGAGGGATTCGGCCTCGGCCGGGTCGCCGATGGCGACGACCGAGCCGGGGGCGGCGGAGCCATTTTTCGTGACCAGCGTCACTTGTGCGATGACGTCCGGCATCAGCGCACCGTCAGGCAGCCGGCGGCGTTGACGCGGTACGGCACCATCAGCGGCGCCGACTGCATCATGATGTACCGCGCGCTCGGATCTTCGACCTTCCACGACTTGGGGAACATCTTCATGGCGCGGAGGACGTCGATATCCTTGATGGCGCCGAAGTGGCGCACCCCCTCGATACCGCGGCTGCCGACCACGACGGTGTAGTCGGGGATATACTGCTTTTCCTGGCCATCGACCGGGTCGAGATATTTGCCGAAATAGACCCAGATGCGCAGGTCGCCCATCACCGCCATCAGGCGCATGTTGTCGCGGCCGATGATGGTGATGCCGGTGCGCGTCCGGGCCTCGTTCAGGGTGGCGATGTTGGTGTCGACCGCATCCTTGAATTTCGGGTCGGCCTTGAACAGCTTCCACGCCTTGGGGTCCATGATGGCGTCCGTCGGCGCCACACCCGATGCCTGGGCAACCAGCTCGACATGGTCCTCAAGGGACTGCATCGGCGACACGCCGGTTTCGTCCCAGCGGTCGCCGCCGGTGAGGACGCGGGTGAGGTCGGCCTCGCGGCCGAAGTCGACGACGACCGCCGGGTATTCCTCGCCGACGATGGTCGCCTTGCCGGTGCGCACCGCCTCGCAGGCCATGACCTCGAAGCGACGGTGCAGCATGTCGGTCTGGTCCATCAGATCGTTGGCGATCGCCAGCATGATGCGTTGCGCCGGACTCAGGGTGCCGCCGATCTTTTCGCCGACCGTCCGGCGAAAGGCGCGGTTGGGGTTGAACACCCGCTTGTCCTTCACGTAGGCGGGGGCGAACGATTTGGTGGCGTAGCCGCGCGACGAGATGATCTTGCCCTCGACCAGCGGCGAGACGAAGGGCGAGATGCGCGGCCGGCCCTTGTCGACGTCGAACATGATGGTTTCCGCTTCGGAGGTTTCCTCGACGGGAAAGAACATGTCCAGAACGAATTGGGGCGGCGTCGGGATGTCCGAGACGACGCGGGTGAGGACTGTGGTATCAAAAATGTCCATGGTTCCCCCTTAGGCCGCGACCGGCTGCAACAGGCGGATGCCCAGCTTGTGCAGGACATCCTTGACCGAAGCGGCGGTGTGGCCTGCGCCGAAGATGACGAAGCCAGCGTTGAAGACGCCGCCCTCGTAGACGATCGCCGCGACATCGGCACTTGTGGCACAGGCATCCTCGCCAAGAATGCCGCACGGCTCATCGCTGCCGTCGACCGCAGCGGCAAGCGACTTGACCAGCTTGCCGGAGCCGGCCGCGATGGTGATATCCCAGCCGTCGCCGACGGCAAGGTCGGCCGAGCCGTCGGCCGTAGCGAACATGACGCCCACGGCGTGGGTGGTGCCGACCGCGACGTCGCCGATGACGTAGCCGTCGGGATCGGTGACGCGCAACGTGCCGCCGTCGGCCGCGGCGGCAATGCAGCGGACACGGTAGAGGCCGACCTTGGCGCCGGCCAGGACGGGCGTATCGGCGTCGAGGGTGAGCGTGCCATTGCCGGTGTTGCCGCCGGCCTTGATGGCGACTGCGGCGGCGCCCTTGGTGACGCGCCCGAGCAGCGTGCCGCGCAGCAGTGTGCCCGCGCCGTTGGCGATGGTGCCGAGTCCGCCGAGCACCATGCCGGCGACCAACTGGTCGGGCGTGTAGGTGCCCTCAGTCTGGAAAAAGGCGTTCTTCATGAGGGAGGACTCCTTACTTCGGCAGGAAGGCGCTGATCTGGGCGGCAAGGACGTCGGCCGGATCGCCATCCGCCGCGGTGGTGCCGGAGTCCGAGGGCGGCTTGACGGCGGCTTCATCGCCCTGGATGCCGGCGAGGGCCGCCGCCTGGCGGGCAGCGCCGGCATCGGCAACGGCGAGGGCGAAGGCCTCCGGCGCGGTGCCCTCGGCAATGGCCTTGTCGATGTCGGCAGCGCTGGCGCCGAGGGCGCCGAGCTTGCGGATTTTGCCGATACGCTCGCGCTCGGCGGCGGCGCCCATGGCGCGGAAATGGTCGGCGATCGCCGGGGCGGCGGCGACGGTCTCGACGGTGATCGCCGGAGCGGTGGCGACCGGCGGCGTCTGAGTCTGCTGTTCAGCCATGATGGTTCCCGAAGTTGTGGAGAGATGACCGGCGGGGGCGCCGAACGGATCGGCGGATTTGGTGCGGGAGGCGAGTTCGGCGAGGGCGCCTTCGAAGCTGCCGAGGCGGTCCGCCATGCCGGCGGCGACGGCGGCGGCACCAACTTCGACACCACCATCCCAGGACAGGACTTTTTCGCGGTCGATGCCGCGGTATTCGGCAACGGCGCCGACAAACACCTCCGCCATGGCGTCGACGCGGCGCTGTATGTCGGCACGCCCCTTATCGGTGGCGGGGTCGGATGCCTTGCTGGGCGATTGCGAGGACACGAATTCGTAGGTCTTGACGCCACTCCGCGCATCCCGTTCGCGTGTGTCCGCGAAGGCCGCGCGCACACCGACTGATCCCAGGACGGCGGTATCGGCACAGACGATCTCGTCGGCCGCACAGGCAAGCCAGAATGCCGCCGAGCAACCCATGCCGCCGACATAGGCGACGATCGGCTTGCGTCCGCGCGCGTCGAAAATGGCGCGGGCCAGCTCAGACGCCCCCGTCACTTCTCCGCCCGGCGAGTCGATCTTGATCAGGATGGCGCCAACGCCGGGGTCGTCGAGCACGGCGGCGCAGTCGCGGCGCAGCATGTCGTAGGAGGTTGCGCCGGAGTAGGCGGTAAACAGGTTGGCCTTGGCGAACAGCGGTCCATCGACATACAGGATGGCGACGCCATCGCGCACGCCGGCCCGCTCGGCATCGGTCAGCCGGGCAGCGCGGTAGGCTTCCAGTGCCTCCGGCGTCACTTCGTGCTCGCGCGCCGCGATCTGCAGGATACCCTGCAGCCGCTCGTCCTGGTCGATCGCCCAATCGGCGGCGAATGCCGCGTCGCACGCGTTCATCCGCGCTCCTCCTTGTCCTGGGCATCGGGATCGGCGGCATCAAGCGGTGGGCCGCCGTTGTCGCCGATGGGGGCAACAGACTCGAGGCCAGCCTCGCGGCGCGCGGCGACTTCCCTGCCTCTGACCGCGTTCTTGCGGCGCCAATCCCCCCCGGTCGTCTCGGCGGTGATTTCCTGGGCGGTTTTCCAGCCGTGCGCCTCGTAGATTTCGTTGGCCTCGGCTTCCTTCTTGGGGTCGAGGGAGATACGCGCCGGCCCGATCCACTCGGCGCCACACCAGGCGGCGCGGGCGATGGGGTCGATGAAAAAACCGGGCGCATCAAGCAGGCCGAGGGCGACGCACTCGGCAACGAACCACTCGTAGACCGGCTGGCAGAACGACGCGGCCAGCCAGGCGCGTTCGGTGCGGAAAAATTGCCAGGCGGTTTCCAGGGCGGCGCGGCTGGCCGAGTAGCTGGCCGTGAAATGACCGAGCAGCACCTCGTAGGGGATTTCCAGGGCGATGCCGATCTGGCGCACCACGGCAATGAAAAACGGGTCGAACTGAGCGTTGGGCCGGGCCGGATTGGCGAAGGTGATGTCCTCACCCTGGGCCAGATTGACGATAGCGCCAGGGCCCAGGCTGGTATCAGCGTCCTCGGCTTTCTCAAGGTCGCCGCCGTTGCCATGGGGCGTCTTGACGAAGACCGTGAAAAAGGCCGACAGCACAGCCGCCATCAGCTCGGCGTCAGCGTAGCGCTTGAGCTGTTTGAGCAGCTTGATCACTGCCGCCAGATACGGCACGCCACGGCGGGTTCCCGAGCGCGTTTTCTTGCGATGATGCAAAATCAGCGGCTCGCCGGATTCCGGGCCGATCGCTGGGATATAGGTGAAATCCTCACCCATGCCGGGCGTTCCGAGGCGGTCGCCCGGATGAAAATCGCTGACATAGAAGCCCAGCGGGGCGCCGTGCGGGTCGACCCGGATGCCGGCGGCGCAGTCGAGAGTCGCCGGGACGGTTGGCGGATTGGCGACGCGGTCCGCCTCGATGATCTGCAGCGCCAGGCCAACGAAGGCCCGGGGGCCGGGCAGGTGGCGGCGCATGGTGAAGCTGTCACCGGATGCCCGGGACGAGCGATAGACGATCTGCTGCAGGCCGGCGAAATTGGTAGCGCGGCTGGCGTCGCACAGGGTCGAGTTGGCCCACAGGCCGAACAGCAACTCGGCACGCCGCTGGAAGGCCTCCGCCTGCTCCCCGGAAATACCCAGCACCTCCTCGACGACGTCGGAGCGCAAAGTCAGGCCGGTGTTGACCACATTGGTGGTCAGGCGCCCGAGCGTGCCATGCGCGATCGGGTCGTTGTGGTCGAGATTGCGGGAGCGTGAGCGCAGTGTCGACAGGGCACCCAGAGTATCGCCGTCGCCGCTGCCGGGGTGGGTGCTCCAGTTCTTGAACGCCTCTTCGTCGTCGCTGGCGCCGTCGTAGTCGCCGCCATTGAGCACGTAATGGCTCATGACACTGGCGAACGCTTTCATCTCGCCGCGGGTGAAGCCGGCGATAGCCTTGGTGCGCACCGGGATGCGGACGCGCGGCTTGGTCACTTCGGGATCATCCGGCCGAGGCGCGGGCCACGGTGGGGGCGGATACCGGCCGCTTCAGCGGCGG